CTACATACAGCTAAGTATGCGGAATCACGTTGTAGGTGTAACACTTACATATTTGTAAGGTGTTAATATTGTTATGCTTTTTTATATAGGCACCGATGTATCGGGTGTTTTTGTATAGACTGAAAAAAAAGTCGTAACTTTGACGATTTTTTTTGTTGAATGATTCCAAGCACTTACAGAGTTATTTCAAAAACTGATATAAAAATACAAAATTGTATCACACGAAAATATATAAGCACTGTCCCTTTTAAAATTTGGGGGACGGAACTGACGTTTTTTATTATAGGTGTTTTATATGTGTTTTATATGTTTGGCATGGATTTTGCGGAATTTATAATTTAGGGAAGATCTTTTTTAAATTTTGGATGGGGCGGGTTTTTTAAATTCGAGATTTGAAATTCTGAGTTAGTGCCTCCGTTGGTTCACCGTCACCGTCACCACCACCGAAGCCAAACCCGCCGCCGAAGCCGAAGCCGAAGCCGGAGCCGAAGCCGTTACCTTGGCCGTCGTCAAACCCGCCGCCGGAGCCGTTGCCGAGGCCGTCGCCAAATTTGTCACCGTCACCATATGGAAAACATGGTGTGTAATCCTCTAAATGCATCTCAAAACCTCCTACCTCAACGCATGCAACATCCAGGCCACCTTTACTAAATCGGTATCTCTATATACATTAGTATTGACATGTCGGATTTTAAAAACAAAACCCCCCGCACACTGGACGCAACGTTTAACACCCTGGACAACGTCCTTTTGTCGTATGGCGATATTAATTTTGTCCGATTTCTGGGGGCCTCGGTTGCGGGTTACGACATCCGGCCGAACAGTCACACTCGCATTTATGAAATAATCAGTAATTTGGTGATGTCAGATTTTGACAGCGGGCTTGCCGGGGTGGAATATACCGAAGACGGAAAGATGTATTTTACTCCGGAGGCCACGGAGCAGATCATTCAGGAGGTGCTTGGGTCAGGTCGTTATAAAATTGACCGTGTGAACTTCGACCAGTCGCAGAAGTCCGCCAAAATGCTGGCAGACTACACTGCAAAAATTGGGACCAAGAAGGTTGAGATCGAGGGTGGTTTGAACTCCAGCGGCCCAAAATTTGAGCGTTTGGACCGCGAGGGGTTGATGGAAGTGAGGGAGATTTTGTATGACAACTTCTAATTTGTATACAACTCCGACCGACTGGACGTTGCCACAATTGCAGGCGCTCAGCGGGTTGTGTGGTATGTCTACCCTGGCCACAGCCCGTCTGTTTTTTAAAATTCGGGATGGCTCAAAATTTATCGTGTCCCCACATCACAGAATTATGGCTCGCACACTGGATAAAGTCGCAGAGGAGGAAATCAAACGGCTCATCATAAACATACCTCCAGGCTATACAAAAACCGAGCTGGGTGTGATGTTTTTTGTTTTGAAGTCTTACATCGAAAACCCAATGTGCCGATTTATCCATGCCTCTTATTCAGCGACGCTGGCCACCCGAAACAGCGCAACGATTCGAAATATGACTCAGGATCCGATGTATCAGGCTATCGCGAATTTCCATCGCTCGCCTGATCAGTGGACAAAGGATTGGTGGAAAAACACTGAAGGTGGGGAATTCCTTGCTGTGTCTGCCGATGGGCAGGTTACAGGTTTTCGCGCTGGGCATATGGACAAGTCAAGATTTTCCGGGGCTATAATTTTCGACGACCCGATAAAACCCGCTGAAGCGCTGTCAAAAGTGATGCGGGAGAAAATAAATTTCAACTTTTCAAATACTTTCCGCTCCCGTCTCGCTCATGACGATGTGCCGATCATCATTATTATGCAGAGGGTGCATGACAATGATTTATCAGGGTATTTGCTCAAGGGCGGCGACAATGCGGGCGGGGAAAAATGGCACCATCTCATCATCCCAGCTGAAATCCCAGACCTCAAAGAGCCATATCCTGCGAAATACACCCACGGAATACCAGTAAAATACGATTTAGAGCCGGGGCCGCTGTGGCCCTTCAAGCATAACGAAAAACAACTGGAGGTTTTGAAAACCTCATCGTCTTTTGTTTGGGCCGGACAGTATATGCAAAATCCCAGCGACCCGGGGGCACAGATTTTCCGTCGCGAATATTGGCCACGTTGGGACTTCGCAAAAGGCATCGACAAATTTAATTCGTGGCTCTATCATGACGGCCAGAAAATTATGATCAATGGGATTCATATTTTTGCCGACACCGCAATGAAAACAGGTGAGACAAACGACTACAGTGTATTCCAAACGTGGGTTGAAGGCGACAACGGTAAAATTTATTTAATAGACCAGATCCGTGGAAAATGGGAAGCCCCGGAATTGGAACGTCGTGCGATTGAGTTTTTCAATCGTATCCGATTTAAACATCGGGTCTCGAACGTAGGGATTCAGTCCATCAATATTGAAGACAAGGCCAGTGGTACAGGTTTGATTCAGTCTTTGAACAACGCAATTTCCCGGGGGGCGTTATCCTGCCCAAACATCACACCAATTCCGCGCCACACCGATAAAGTGGCGCGGGCGCTTACAGCGGCCCCGGCGGTTGAACGCGGAGATGTAGTGATCCCTGACAACACACCCTGGCTGGAAGGTTATATTTCGGAGATGGAATCATTTACGGAAAATATGACACATCAGCATGATGACCAGGTAGATCCAACGCTTGACGCCATCCATACACTGATTACCAACAATTCGTATGTGGATTATACTGCGGTGGTGTAGCAACTATGCAAACTTTGCATACTGCCACTTTACATAAACATCCTATCTATATACATTAATACTGTTTTGGAGGACAATTGCGCAAATGTCTGATATAAGTGATCGAATACAACAATATCAAAATTTGAGTGGTATTTTTACCGGCGCTGGTGGCGACCGAATCCCACCTCACGGCACAACCCACGTTAAAAACGGTCCCGACCCCATACCGCAGGAAATTGACGGTATCCCTGTTGACCTGGAGGGTATGTCCACGGGGGAAACCATTGTACTGGATGGTGATGGAAACCTTGTGCCCGGGGCAGCCCTCGGGGCGCTTGTATCCCTGCAAACCGCATACGACAACGGCGGCACAATAGCACTGGATGATCATGATCTGGACATCACATTAGCAGACGGGTACGAATTTAAAATTCGGGACGCGGGCGGCAACGTTTTAGTTGATGTCTCAGACGTGTCCAGTGTTGCAGCAATTTTGTTGGCTGCCGATGTGTTGACCCTCAAAGATAGTAATACTTCGGTTGCAATTGCAATTGCAAGTGTTGGTAATCCTACATTTAACACGACTGACCAGTCGATAATTGGTGCGGTAAACGAAGTTTACGCGGGGGCAACCCCCTTGTCACATGCATCAACACACGAAAACGGCGGAGCGGATGAAATAGATCACAATTTGCTGAATGGCATCGATGGCGAAGGAACAGACCATTACGAATCATCCCCTACAACCGGGAACGACGCATATAGGATCGCGGATGCTATCACTGGTAATCCGGATGCGGCGGTTAAGCAGCGTGGCCCTGAGTTGATCTACAGTGGTACTCCACTGGCTGGGTATCTAATTACTTTTTTTTCAGACGCAATCGCTACAAAGGAATATGTTTTTGCGCTTGCGGAGTATTCTGGTAGTGCCTATCTGGTAAAATTTGATCGCAGAACTGGAAATGTGATTGATAAAATATTAACATCGTCCGCATCAGGCAGATTGATCGAAATAAAAGGCCGTCTTGTACATTTTTATACGGGAAGTGTGACAATTTATAATCAAGATGACATCAGTGACAATGTCTCTGTGAGCGTATCGTCATTGTTGTCGTCATATGGTGTAATTGAATTAAGCGACGGGTCTATTTATAACATAGGGTACTCAGGCGGGGAAACAGTCTTACAGTCAGTATCTGACATTTTTGGACCGTCTCCGTCGGCTACAACAGTACGCACAATAACAGAGATTGCCGCGACTGGAGGACGTGGCAGAAACCTTATCGCATCAACAGATGAAGTGTATTTATTTATACCGACAGCGGCATCGTCAGATACACTGTTTAAAGTAGTTGCTGCTACGGGAGTTGTCAACAATAGCGTTGCGTTAGCCAGCAGCGGTTTTCTGTTTAGCATGCGTGCTAACAGCGATGGCACACTCACAATAGTCAATGATGAGGAGTTTATAAGCGTATTGCAGTCTGATATGTCGGAGATTGATAGGTGGTCTAACTCAGATCTGGTGTACGCGTGTGGCGGTTTTTACGACAATGTTTTTTATAATGTACCCTATGACACAACGCCACAGATTCAAATGTCGGCATTTCAACTCCCATGCTTGACCCATCAGACTCCCTCTCACTCTGATCGGTCCTTACAAAACTCATCGTCCGTTGCTGAGTTGCGACATCAGACAACCGGTGAACGTCTATACCATAGTGACTCTGACTTCCAGCGTGCTGCCATAGTATCACAATCGCTCGATACACACCGGCTTGTCCCAGGGATGCGGGTGCTCGATGTTGTTGCAAGCACCGACAGCAAAATCACAAACGCGGTCATCGGACAAGCGTATCTGTTGAGTGATACTGATCAGGTTTTTGAGAAACGCAGCGACGGGGTGCATCTGTACACGCCTGTAGATGGGGATACAATCCGCCAGGTCGGTGGCCAATACACGCATGTGTATCATTATGATCGCTGGGTCAAAAAAGTTGATATGGTCCTTACTGCAACCGTAGTGGCGGATGGGGCAACGACTGTAACTGACATTATGACAATTGACGCTGGCGGAACTTTATACCCTCAATTGCCGGATGGGAATGAAGCGTGGAACGTTGATATCCAGATCATGGTGACAAAACCCAGTGGGGTGATCCGCACCTATCCAACCACTGCAAAATGGATTCTATCAGCGGCGATACAGCAGGGGACGGACGATTCTGGAACGTATTCAGCCGCTTATATTAATGGGGAAATGGGGAGTGTCTCTTTTGATGGGGTCGACACTCCGGAAGCATTGTTTGAAACCCCTGTGATTGAATGCAATGAAGCAGATGCCAGTGGTGATTTGAGGATAACTGTAGGCGTTAATTCATCCGCCACCTCTGGCGATGAATTTACTTTTTCTGCGATAATAAGCGGAGAGGCCAGAACCGGGACCCCCATGTACATAGTGGCCTAAAAAATGAAAGGTTTTAAAATGAAAAAATTAATTACAGTTTTATTAACGGTGCTATTTTTAACCAGTTGTGCAGCAATGCAAAAAGCGCCAGTCGATGAGATTGAAAAGCAGATCGACACAGTGACTATCGTATGCAACAGCGCAAAAATGCTGAGTGACGCGGGGCTCAACGTTCCGGGAGTTGAACAGTGCGAAAAAATCGTGCCACAGCTAACCCGCGACGAAGTCGAAACGATTTTGGATATCCTGAAGTGTGCGCAGGACAACGAGCCAACATCAAAGGAATTCGGGCTTTGCGCTGTAGATAAAGGCTGGGAGTCCGTGCGGGACAAAATCGAATCTCTTACAGGGAAGTAAACAAAATGGAAAATAACGACCCTATTTTACAATTGATTTCGAAAGTTGGCGAGTTGACGGGTCTTGTAAAAGGGCTTGACCAAAAAATGGATGACTTAAAAAAAGAAAATGATAAAAAAATAGGTCGTGACACGTGTGAGAACATCGTTAATACAACGATGTCACATCATATCGAAACAATGCACCGCAAAAACTCTACTCCTCCAGCTCCCGTTTTGAATCTCACTCCCAGGCAGAAAAAAGTTTTGATCGGTGCGCTGTCCACGGTGGCAACCGCCATCGCGGCATATTTAACAGCTAAATTTGGAGTTTAGATGAAATTTAAAATTGCAATTTTAATTTTTCTGATTTTCGGGGTGTCCGCTTCGGTCGGGGCTCAGTATCTGGGTGAGGCCCAGATGGATTGGCCAATGGCGATTGCGCAGGGGCGTGTCCCCGGGTACAACTACATCGCAAAATTCGGGGTAAATAACGATGTTGATATTGCCACAGCTCCCGAGGATATTTGGGAGGGTGGGGGTGAATACCCCGATAGTGCCGAAGGTGTTTTCCCGGCGGTCGGCGTTGCGGATATTGTGAGTATCAGCAGCTCGGATGCGGATGACGAACAGGATGTTTTGATTTACTGTCTCGATGAGGATGGATATCAGGTAACCCAGATCGCAACATTGCAAGGCCAGACCCGCGTTGCATTGACAACCCCATGCTGGGATATCTGGCGGGCCGAGAATTATGATGACACTGATTTTGAGGGTACAATATATATATATTCCGGAACTACGGCTACTGCGGGGGTGCCCAGTGGTGATAGTGTTACAAAGGCCCTGATTGACGACGGCAACAACCAGACTCAGATGGCGAGGTTCCGGGTCCCTCGTGGCGAGGTTGCTTTTTTGATCCGTGGCGAGGTTGCTTTTGGGTACGCGGCTGGACCATCGGCAGGAGTTGAGGAGGTTGTGTTTGCCTTTAAAGTCAAAACATATGGTGGTGTTTACAAAGTCAAAAAAACAATACACCTGTTATCAACCGCAAGCAATGACCATTATGACAACCGCCCGATTTATGACCCGATTCCGGCACTATCAATAATTAAACTCAGTGCGATAATGACAACAGAAGATAATGTTGATGTAGGCGGTACTTTTCACCTTGTTCTTGTGGATCAGAGTCAATTTAGCACCGCCTATCTTAACAGTATCGCACAACCGTTTCAATGATTGGTTTTTACTATGACTGAAATTTTCGATGGCCTTCAAAATCTCGTTTCCGGACTCGGTACGACCCGTGATAAAGCAACTTACACGGAGTTCAACCGCACACATTTAAGCGACGACTACCTGGGCACCTTGTATCGACATTGGATATTCGCCAAAACAGTTGACATCCCTGTTGACGATATGCTGTCCAAGGGGCGCACAGTACAAGCTGCTGATGTCGCAAAAGAGGAGATCGAAAATTTTTATCGTGCGGAACAAGATCTGAATGTAACGCAGGCGCTGTCCGACGCACTTATGGGCGCGGCTCTATGGTGGCGGTGGAATTCTGCTGGACGTAAACGACCCCGGGGGTGATCTCAGTACTCCGCTGAATCCAAACACATTGAAACAGGGGTGTATCAACAAACTGATCCCCCTGGACAGGACGGATATCACCCCCTATCATGGTACAGACAATGCCATCGGGGCTATGCGTGACCCGATATATTATGAGCTGTCCGACGGTACAAAATTACATCCCTCAAGATTCGTTCGGTTCGACGGCGTACGGCTCCCCTGGCGGGAGCTTGAGCGCAACAATTACTGGGGTGGGTCAATTGTTGAGAGGGTATATGATGAGGCGACCGCATCAAAAACAGTATTGTCGTCTATCGCATCGATGGTTTTTGAGTCCAATATTGACGTTGTATCGGTTAAAGGGTTGTTCAGTAAATTTCTTACTGGTGTTGGCCGGTCGAAATTAATTGAGCGATTTACTCTTGCAAATCTCACAAAGTCGATCAACAAAACACTTTTGATTGATGCCGAAGCGGAGGAATTTTCTCGGCAACCTCTCAATTTTTCCGGGCTGCCCCCGCTTGTAAGTGAGTTTTTAAATGTGGTTGCAGCTGCCGCAGATATTCCGATCACCCGTTTTTTAGGCCAGTCAGCCAAAGGGCTGAACGCCACGGGCGAGGGGGACTTACGAAACTACTACGATATGATCTCGGCCTTGCAGGTGTCGATGCTGGCACCGAAATTGCGCCAGCTGGATGCGATACTGACGCGGCATGTTTTTGGATATATGCCCGATGAATGGTGCTCCGAATTTAACCCCCTCTGGACAATGTCGGATCTTGACCGTGCCAACAAAGACAAAATTGATGCTGACACCGATGCAATCTATGACAACCTCGGTATTGTCCAACCACATCAGATCGCCGGGAGACTGTTGGCCAGTGGGAGATATGATATGCTGGACGCTGAATATGTCGAGGACATGAAAAAAGTCGATGAAATGGAGCCGATAGATGCCACGGAAACCGAAGCAGAAAATCAAGCCGGTGAAGGCGAGACCGACAACGATTCTGAATTACTACCGGGCGCTTCGAAATCTGGTAGCGACACTGTCGAAACAGATCGACCGTGACCTCGGGCCGATACTGTATAATCTCTCTGCCAGTGAGACTGCGCCTGTCGCAACTGTTACGGACGCGGAACCAACCCTTGGGTTGGAAATTACAGCGGCGTTTAACTCCCTTTGGGACGAATGGCGACGGCTTGAAAACATGGCCGGTCCGCTGGCGCGTAAGTCTCTGACCAGTGCAACTGTTCAGCACCGGCGAGATTTTATCACATCCTTTAAACAAGGTGCCGGAATTGACGTTGGGAAAATCACAGATCCGGCGGCTCGGGTCGGCAGCCGTCCAATAATCGAAAAAGAGCTATTTTCCCAGGGGCGGTTAATAGATCGCGGCGGCCCGGCAACATTTGAACAGGCAGTGAATCAAAACGTC